AGGAGAAAAGGACTTAAACCAGCATCACCATTGAATCTATTGAATGGAAGTAGAACAAAAAATATAGCACGTTCGGCTACCAAGGCTTTGACAACCGTGTGGTCAGGATGGGATACCCATGCGTCCCGTAGTCTAAGTGCTTCTTTCTCAGCTTTTTCGTCAACACCAAGAGCGTTGGCAATGTAACCGAGAGCAAGGTCATGGTTATCTTCATCTTTGACATTAGAGATTAGTAGTTTTCTAGCTGATTCGGGAACAGCTTTTTCAAGCCCCTCCGTAATGAAGGAACCAACAGGTAACTCCAGACAACGTACTGCGAGAGCACGGTAGATGGCCTCTTCAGAACCTTCACGGAGTTTACCTGCTGTGGTCTGAACGGGTGACCACTTTCTTTTACGTTCAAATAGTTTATCATATGGTGTTTTCATTCTTGACAATCACAATTAGGGGTTTCGGATAAAATCCCTTCTAAGTAATCATTGACTTCTGTTTCATCCAATGCAGCATATGCGCTGCTCTTGTCTTGCACGTCACCCATTACCTGAAGGCTGTAGTACAAGGAGGTTTGAGGCGATGCCAACCACTCTTCCACGAACTGATCGTCGTAGGCTACCACATCTGACCATGAGTTAAATGAGTATCCGTGAAGAAGTCCTGTATTATTTAATAACGTCATGAAGCCATCTGCTACACGCTTGTATGCGTCCCAGCCTACTTCACTGGCAATCTCTACGTTGCCATAGTCATAACTTTGTACTCCAAATGTACCACTGTCTCTGTCTACAGTACGGCTTATTGGAGGTGCTATTTCTGGACAAGCGGTGTACCCGTCTAAGTCCTTACTCCTGTAAGAACAGGATGCAGTAGGAGCTATAGCAAAAGCTCTTACCATATTATTATTTCTTGCAACTGTTGTTGCTTGGTGAACACCTAGCTTTAATTCGTAAGCTAATCTTTCTGCAGGAGTCACAATAGATCCTCCTTCATTAACTACACTAAGTGCTCTACCAAATTTCTCATAAGTTATACCTTCTCTTCTTAGAAGGTTAGCTAGTCCAAGGAATCCAAGTCCGACTTGGCGATCCGTTTCGGACGGGAGGTATTCGCCAGTTGATCCAACACCTGTCTTCCCATGTAGTTCGCACAGTTCGGACATACCTCTAACACAAGCTCCTTGAATGTCGCTGACATTACAGGCTGACAAATTAATATGTTGGAGGAGGCACGTTCCACGTGAGGGCAGGTAAACTTCCAAGCATACATTGCCGTAGATCCGTTGACCTGACTGGTCGTATTTGATTTTGTTGAGCCAGATATCTCCTGATTTAATTCCATAAATTAATGCCTCTCGTGTGAGCGAATCAGTATTTTTCCACTTTTCGTCGTCAAGATTGACGCACCTTTTGATCCACGGTAACTCGTGTCTTGGAGTTGTAATAAAATCAATGATATCGGCATGGTCAATATCACAGTGAGCAACAATAGCCCCGTTCTTATAGACCCCGCCTCTTCTAAGTGTTTCATTTAATACTGAGTAAATTTTTGCAAAGCTGACTGGGCCGCTAGCAACCAAGCCTTTGCCATTTTCAGTTCCTTTTGATCGTAACTTGGATAGGTGGATTGCAACTCCTGCTCCGTATCTGAGAGCATGTGAAGCAAAACGCCAAGACGCTTCGATGCCATTTTCTCCCTCCATCGAGTCTTCAACCACGAATACAGTGCAGCTGACAGGGAGACGGCCATCAGGATTATCAATCCAATTTTGTACTCGACCTGTACGGGCGATAACATTTGCAGTCATTAAACTAAATTTTCTAAATTGGGTGGTGCATAATTTGGTCCTTTAAGAACCTTGCCATCTTCTCGGTAGATAGGCTTACCGTTTTTATCTAACTTAGACATATTACTTTCATGTACTCTATGTAATGCCTCATCTAAATCCCAATCCATGTTAGCAGCGTACTGGTAACAAACATAAACTAGATCAGCAAGTTCTTTTAAACATTCAGCTCTGAGTGTAGGGTTATCTCTAAATAACATACCTTCAGCTTCTAAAAATTCTTTGAACTCTTCGATCATCAAGTCTTTTTGTTTAGTCCGAGGTGCCCGACCCCTCGAATTGCCAATCGAGTAAGTCTGTCGGAACTCCTCCGCTTGTTGGCTGAGGAATGTCTTGTGTATGTCTGGGGTTATTGTCAGAGACATGTGATAATTCTTTGGCTAAATAGTGGATAGCTTTTTGAAGATCCTTTTTAGGATCATCTTTGTAACCTGCTCGGCAAATGTATTTAATAGCATTACCGAGAAAGTAGTTTAAGTCTTGGTCTTTAATAAAATCCCAGACTTCTATGTTACCCCGTTTATAATACTGGGGTCCATAGGATTGGCTCTTGGCGGTCATAATCGTAGTCAGTGTGTTGTAGAATCTTAGCTAAACGTGCGTTGAGTAGAGCGTCGTCGTCTGATAACCCTCTTTCTTTATAAGCCTGACAAATAGCTTCCCATTTGTTCTCGTGCTTATTGAGCAACTCGGTTGCACGTTTCACACCAATTCCAGGGCAGCCAGGGTATCCGTCTGTTGGATCTCCAGCTAGCGATTGAATTAGATGCCACATATCACCGTCTTCTTTTGTAATCTCTTCAACATCACCCTTCATGTCCCATAGAACCCCAGGTATCTGTCTCATATCTTTGTCTGGACTAACGATGATTGTTTCTTTGTCTGGATACTTAGTTGCATCCATCCCTAAAGCATCGTCTGCCTCCAAACCATCTCGGAGGACAAATCTATATTTATCTTGGCAATGGTTGACAAGTCTTTTATACCCTAGAGGCTTACGCCTATTTCGATGTCCCTTGTAATCGGCAGAAATTTTCTTCCTAAAATTTTGAGGACTTGAAAAATAGAGAATAAACTCATCATCAAACATAGCAGTTGTTACTTTCTTTAACTCACGCTCAAATATTTTAAGAACATTACTGAAATTGGATTGAGCCACGATGACATCATCTCCAAAATCAATTCCTTCCTCACATGCTTGAGCTGCTTTGTAAGCTAAAAAGTCTGTGTCAATTAATAGCATAAATTAGTACCGTATTCTTGTAGACAAGTTCTAGCAAGTTGGCTGCGTCTATGCCCTAAGTAAGGTAATAGTTTTTCAACAACTTTAAGAAGATCCTCTCTCCGTCCAGTCTCCCAATGCCAAAAAGGTTTATGGTGAGATTTCAGGCTAGGTGGATGGTATGGCCCCGTTAAATGTCCTGCATCAATAACACCTAGAAAATTCTCTAGTACATCAAGGTCAGTCATTTTAATACGGATATGCCATCTTCCGTTTTTGCGTTTGTAGAGGGTACCTTCACCCTCGAATAGTCCAGCAGCCCATTCAATGGACTTCAGACCAGTTGGTCCCGATGTTTGCATCAGCGGTAATAGGTAAGCGGATCTTATAGAACTCTCCAGCCTCTAATGCAGAGAGTTTACAAACCCCCGCAACTTGATCGGCTGATGATGGTGGCGCACCTAGTACCTGTTCATCATGAACAAAGGCATAACGTGCGTGTTCTATCCCATATTGAGTAAGTGTATTATTAGTTATTAATATCCATCGTTTTGCGACAACTCCTGCTGATCCTTGAAGTAAAAAGTTTAAAGCCTTGTGAGGCTTATCAACACTAAGTATCCGACCATCAATAGCACGTATGCTACCTGCATCTTCAACTCTTTTAGCTACATCAGTCACGAGTTTTTCAAGTCCAGGAATTGCATCAAGATAAGCTTTACGTATCTCTGCCCCTTTTTTAGATGCTTTATCCTTAGATAGCATAGGGTCATACGACAAGCCTATTTTTTGGTTTCCAGCCCCATACAAAAATGCATAAGTTACAGTCTTGACAAGCCTTCTGGAGATGCCAATCTTATCAGCATTTTCCTGATGAATATCTCCGTTAAGTAATACATCTGCATATCTACCACCGTCGTAACGATGTAAGTAGTGTGCAAACATTCTCAATTCTATTCCTGCAAGGTCACTGTCTACAAGTTTCCATCCAGGTTTTGTAATGAATAGCTCCCGACAATCCTTGTCACTACTGACTTGTGCCAGATTGGGTTGCGAGTGGGCCATTCTATGTGTGGCAGCCCCTATAAAACAGGAGTGGTGAAGTCTGCCATTCTCTC